AACATATTTCAAATTTACTAAAAAAAGGGGACAGTTTAACCCACCCCCCTTTCATACAACAAAGAACAATTAAGCACTAATTGTCAAACCAGCCACTACAGATGACTGCACCCCATAACATGGGAACTGACTCTTGTCAGTAATTTCTATTTGGTATTGGTTAGGATCTCCATAAGCCTGTCCAGTTTGTCCAACTAAAGACGAACCTTCTGCAAAATTATCATTTCCTAAAGCCCAATAAACACCGTTGTTATCTTTTACAATGACGAACAATCTAGCTAGCATAAGCATTTTAATCTCGTTAGATTTAGCAGCACTCATTTTATTTATAGTGAAAGCTACTACATTGTCATAAAAAGAAGTCCCTCCAGCTTGATCTACAGTTGCTGTAGATGTCAAACTCCCTGACTCTTTCTTTAACTCATATCTATAGAAGTTAGTTGCTCCTGATTGCGTAATAGCAGAAATGTCTCCATTAGCTACAGTAGTAGCAGTAATATTATCTCTTTCTGAGATTAATACTTCTACTATCCCGCCTAGACTATCTGAGCAATCCCTTGCCTGTCCGTTACTTAATACACATGACATAATTAATTAATTTTCAGTTAGTTAGCGTTTCAGCTAACAGTTATTAAAAAAGGGGGTAATTAAACCCCCATTAAATTTAGGCTAATAAAAATTCTACAACTTGGTCAGGAAATGCAACATTCACACCTCTTCTGAAAGCCATAGTAACTTTATAAATTCTGTCATTGTCATCGTACCAGCTTCTAACATCGTTAGACTCTTCACCTGGTAAGTCAACACCTACATAAATATTAGACGCTCTTATTAAGTAACAGTTACCAGTAGCTAAACCTGAAAGACCAGGAGTTGCACAAACAGTCACATTTGGAAAACCAATTAATGGAAGCTCAGAAGTAAACCCACCATCTACAACATAATGGAAATAGTTTCCATCAGCAATAGCTTTTTGGTACTTTAAGAAAGTATCCATTCCAACAAACAATTTTAAATCGTCTGCATCCATAATATCCTCTGGCATTAATTCAGCCATACCAGTAAGTATTCCAATAACATTAGCGTTAGTGATACCAGTAGCCTGAGCAATAGCAGTTGGGTTACCATCTACAGCAGTAGCAGCAGCTATAATTTTATTTAATCCATCATACTTAGACAGGTTAGCAGTTCCAGAAGTTGTGTCACCTTGCCAGTCAGCTACTTCAATAGCTTTCTGTAGTTTAGCAACCTTCTCAGCAAAGTATAACTCTTCGAAAGGAATCTCTTCTTTTTCACCAGTTAAACCAGCTTTTAACATAACTGCTGTATATTTAGCAGCTAGATCAGTCATACATAAATCCTCATGAATTGCAACAGCACCAGGAGTAATAGTTCTCTGAGACAAAGTAGTAGAACCACTTGCACTCCTAGAACATCCATCAGCTTGGAAAACAACATCACTAGATAGTATGTTTATTGTAGTAGGACCTTTTACGCCATCCTGAATGTTAGCGTATTCTGACAGTCTACCACCAGCTACAGACTTAATAATTAAGTCCATTGCATTTTGTTCGGTATATGCGGCTAAAGCCGAAACATCAAAACTCATAATTTAATTTTTATTTTATTATTTTTTTACTTTTTAAGATACTTATAATATCTTTTTTACTTTCTTTTTTTAAAGCCTTAAAGCTAGATGGTCTTTTAACTACCTCTTCTTTAGTTGGCTCGTCTAACATTTTCTCTGTTAAGTTTAGCAACATAGAAAAAGACTCTTTAAGATTATTTATTTCTTCTTTTAGTTCGTTGTTTTCTTCTGAAATAGTAGCTTCCATTCCGAAAACTTTTTCAGTTACAATCGACTCTATAATCTTTTTAGCTTCTCTTTCTTGAGCTTCACTTAAAGGACTAGACATTTCTTCCTCTTCTACAGATTCTGCTTCTACTTCTGGCTCAACCTCTTCCTCAGCTTCCTCAACTTCGACAATCACACCACCCTCAGTAGAGATAACTCTACCGTCAGATAATTCATGTCTACCGTCTGGAGCTGGTAAAAGTTCACCATCCATGTCAACAACTACAGCAGCACCTACAACCACCTCAGGCTCAACTTGAGCTACAGTACCGTCAGCCAGTACTACATCTTCAAATTTTTCCTTTACAGTTTCAGTAGTTTCTTCCACGTTGTTTTCAGTAGTTTCAGCAAATTCCTTAGAATCGTTTTCAATGTCAACACCTTCTGTTTTAAAAATGCTTTTAATTTCATTGAATAACTCTTTTAATTCACTCATAATATATATTATTTATACTTTTATATATATAACAAATAATTGATACTTTACCAATTACAAATGTTTTTCTTTATATTTTCTAACTACAGAAATAATTTTACTAATTAAAGTAGTAGGATATTTAGTTGCTTTAGCTTCTCCAAATATTCCCTCTACAGAGAATCCTTTAAAAGTTCCGTCTTTAACCATTTGCCAAACTTCGTCATTCTCTACTCTCATTGATCCCCACCAGCTACCATCTGGTGCATTCTCAAAACCGTCTGGAGCTTTTATTCCTCTTTTACTATCTATTATTAAAGACTCAATTACATAGACTCCATTATCTTTATAGTCAATATCGTGCATCAAATTAATATTAGAATTATAATTATTCTTAAAGAATTTATTGACTATCTTTTCTATAGTAGGTTTTCTAAACACTACATAGTATTTTTCGTTTTGGTCGTTAAGTCTAATAATAGGAAGATCAGCCTTCATAAAATATCCACTAACTATTCTTTTATCTTCGTCTTGAATTTTAAAAGCTGTTTTATATTTGTCTTTGGTTTTCATTTTATTGATTGCCCAATTAACACCAGAAGTTCCTCCCCACAATAACCAAGCTAAATAGCCACAATCTTTCCAAGGTGTTGCTTTTAAATCAGCATCTACCTCAGCATTTTTTTTATGTCTGTTAAAACTTGCCATTCTACCAATTGTGTCCCAAGATAAATTTTCTTTGTTCTTGAGTTGATTGGCTCTTGAAAGTCCTACCCTAGTAAAATTGCAGTTTATTTCTGACTTATGTTCGTCAATCCATTTCAATGCCTTAGCAGCGTTGTTAGACGCTGAATCTGGATAGTCGTTAAACGTCTCTTCAAACTCATGCTTTTGAAACGATTGCCAGTTACTGAGTATGGCAGGGCTGTCAACGAGTGCGATATAATCCACTCCAGACTCATCCTCTTCGTCTATTATTAATTCTAGTAATTCTGTTTTATCTTCCATTGTTTTTTATTTAAAATGTTGCTTGTCCCTGAATGACAGAAACTTGGTTTTGTGTGTTAGTTATGTCTGTTTCAGTAACAAATACTTGAGTTTGATTTTGAGGTACTAGTGTGCTAGTATTAGCTGGTTGTAGTGTTGGAGGTGTTCCTCCACCGCCTCCGCCAAAAGAGGGAGTTTGTTGTCCAGCTCCTCCAGGACTACTAGTCTGAAATTGTTGTTTAGATATGTTTACAACATTAGCAAGTCCATTAGCAATAGCAATTCCAGCAGCAATAAATGGTTGAGCTGGAAACAAAACTGTAGCTGGGTTTAAAGCAGCACTAGCAAAGATAGCGTTAGCACCTTGGTAAGTAGTCATTATAGCCTGGGCTATTTGTAGTTTTTTATTTATCTCAAAAGCACGTCTCTGACTCTTTTCATTGTCTTTAGCAAAAGCAGAAGTTAAGTTAATTAAAGCATCAACCCCGTCAATAGCCAAACCTATTTTAGCATCTTCTACAGCTTGCTCCCTTTCTAAATCTTCTTTAGCAAATTTCTTTTTTATTTCATTTATTTCGTGTTCTCTAGCTTCTTCTAAAACTGTAACATCTTCTCCATATTGTTTAGCCTGTTCTATTAGATTAAAATATTTATCTGCTACAGCATTTTGCTCTTGTTGTTGTTGAGTTAATAAACTTTCAAAATATAGATTTTCCAAATCTTCTTTAGCTTGTAAAAAGTTCATGTAGTCCTCAACAGCTTTATTATCTCTAGCTGCTTGGTCTGCTATCTCTTTAGCGTTTTTCTTATCTCTTTTAGCTTTAGCATCTGCATTAACTTTGTCAATTTTATCCTGTTTGACTTTAGCTGCTTTAGCATCCATATCAATGGCTCTCAACTGAAAACCAGCTAACGCATTTTCTTGTAACATTAACTGTTCCTCTAGTTTCTTTAAATCCTCTTTTCCTTGAGCCTCTGTCTCTGCTGGGTCAAAAACTAAAGTACTAGCTTTTTCAATTAATTTATTAGCTTTTTCAGTTAAACCAAAATCAACGTCAATAGGCTCTAGTCCAAATATCTTTTTTCCGACTGCACTTTGAGTAATTGAGTTTACTAACTTCTCTACTCCCTCACCTAAAAAGTCAATAGTTTTTAAAAGTAACATTGGACCAGCAGCCAATAATTTAATAGTAAATTGTAATATTTTTTGGTTTCTTTTACTACCTTGTATCTTTTCCTCATTAACTACTTTTTGTGCAGCTAATTCGTTTTTAATTGATTGAACAACTTTTTTCTGTCCGTCAATTTTCATCATTAAAATCTCTCTCTCTGTCTTACCTTGTAGTTTTAAGATGTTCTCTTGGTTGTTTAAAGTCTCTAGGTTTTTTTTGTTTAGTTCTGTTGTTGCTTTTGTTGTGGCTTGTAGGTCTTTACTAGCATCACTAATTCCCATTATGGAATTTTTAATCTTATCAAAATTAGCAATCAATAAACCAACCGCAACAACTAAAGCACCAATTCCAGTAGCTATAATTGCACCTCTTAAAAACTTAAATGATTTAGATGTAGTGTCTACAGACTTACTAAATAAGCCCATTATAGATGTGGCTATTACAGTTGTAGCATTGTTTAACTTTTGAAATGTTGTAGAGTTTTTAATAATATTATTAAATAATTTCATAGCAGACTGAGTCCCTTCTATAGCACCTTTAAAAGCCATAGAGATTCCTATGCCTTTTTCTATGTTTTGCACAGTTTCCTCTAGTGGTCCGCCTCCTCCACCAAGCAAAACAAAAGCAGCAGAAACGTCACCAACAGCACCAGCAACAGAACCAAGTTCACTAGCTACCTGTTCATTATCTAAAGCCTCCATAGACAGCTCAGTGTTTTTAATTTCTTTGTTAACACCAACTAACTCTTGTTTTAATTCTTTAAATGCTTTAGATCCTAAAGGAACTTTTCTCAGTTCCTCGTTTAATCTTTCCGCTTCCTCCTCTAATTGTCCAAGTGAGGTAGTTGCACCCTTTGCATTTATATCTAATTCTAAAGCTACTTTTTCTGCCATTTTATATTATGTTAAATTGTTGACCATCCCACATCATTGTCACGCTGTCTCCATTACTTGTTAAAGTTTCAGTACTGTTACCGTCTATAGTTGCATTTATTTGACTAGCGTCTATAACAACTTGATTTGTTGAATGTAATTTTTTAAATGTCCATATCTTACCAATATGAGGCAAGCCGTTAGCTGTTTCATAAGTTGCCTCAAATACAGCGTCTACACTACCCCCTTGTGTATCTACTAAATAAGTTCTAACATTTTCACTAGGTGTAAAATCTGCTGTCATAGTTTCAAAACTTCCAGTTCCTTGAATCTCATCATTTACATAAACAACATTAGACTGTGTTACAGTTTGATTATTAGAGTTTATCAACTGCACGTTTTTAACTCCAGAGGATACAGTATTGCCGTCCCCTTTAATATCTATATTTGTAGCTCCTGACTGAATTGTATTATTTGAGCCTCTAACAGTAGCACCTTGAACAGTTCCACTTATATAGTTATTAGTCCCTATAGCATTGACAGACTGGTTTCCTGTACTGTTGCCATTAGTAGCTGTTCCATTACCATTTCCAAAAGTTGGGACTTTTTCACCATCTAGTTTTAAATTTACCCCTCCATGACTAGCAACTGTAGATCTACTAAAAACAGTAGCTTCTTTTATTTTAAGAAATTCACATTTAGTTAGTGGATTAGATGGGTTGTAGTTCTCAACTTTATTTAGTCTAAAATATTGACCTTCAAAATAATATTGTTTTTTAAAACTTAAATTAGCTATATCGCTTGGAGTTAAATAAAAATAAGCATTAACTATTTTAGAGTTTGGGTCTGTAATTTCTTCTATAAACTTTTTATAAAATTTA